TATGGTTCTTATAAAGAAGAAGAGTATAGAGGAAGGGTATATCAAGTAAACCAAACCCCTAATATTAACCCAAAAACAATTCGTCATATTGTAGGTGTCCCTAACCACACACGTGCATGGAGAAGAGACACTTATTTTACTGTAGGGGGACATAATAGAGATTTAACAATAGCTGATGATTATGAATTAATCATTAGAACATTCTTAAACACTCAGTTTGTAAAAATTCCAAAATTAGGATATTTACAATTTATGCACAGTTCTAACTCTCAGGATGATGCTCGAGGTGATATTCAACGTAAAGTTAAATCTATTATGTCTCATTATAATAGTCGTATTGCTGAAAGATTTAAAGAGTTAGGAGTAGTTGATTACGTTTATGAAGAAAATCCAAATAATCCTTTAAGTGTTCCTTCACGATATGGAGATGAAGAAAATGCTGTAAATTTAGTCTACAACCCATAACGTTGTAATAGTTTTTATATATTTATTAACATAAAAAGTAAAAAAATGGAAGAAAAAGTTATTTTGAGTAGTGAAGAGTTAACTACTGTAAAAGACATCCAAAACGATGGTCAGTTTATTACTCAACAATTTGGTATTTTAGAAATCCAAATTCAAGATTTAGAGATTCAAAAAGATGATTTAGTTGAATCCCTAAAAAATTTAAAAGTAAGAGAATCAAATTTTTTAAAAGAAATTGAATCTAAGTACGGAAAAGGTTCTATTAATGTTGAAACTGGAGAGTTTGTAAAGTTATAATTTTTGAAAAAAAGCCTAATATTTATAACAAAACATAACTTCATAGTACAATGGCAGAAACATTAGTATCACCTGGTGTATTAGCAAGAGAGCAAGACCAGTCGTTTATTCAAGGACAGCCCGTATCTGTAGGGGCTGCTATTATTGGCCCTACCGTAAAAGGACCAGTTGAAATTCCTACAGTAGTAACTTCATATTCAGATTTCCAAAATAGATTTGGTACAACTTTCGTAAGTGGGGGAGATGTTTATTCTTACCTTACTTCTATCTCAGCTTACAACTACTTCCAAAACGGAGGCCAATCGTTGTTAGTAGCAAGGGTTGTATCTGAATCATCAGCTTGGGATTATGCTTCTGATACTGGTATTTACAATAATGATGGTGAAGGTGTAATTAAGAGTGCAGTTGATGCCCTTTCAGGTTCAGTTACTACAGACCCTGGTTACGTAGGGGAAGGAGCTGCTGGTACTTATTCTTCACTCGCTTTTACTACAAGTGGTAACGGTACTGGGGGTACTATAAATCTTACATTTGATTTTGTTTCTCATAGTCTAAACACATCAGCAGATGTATTACTTCCAGGTACTTATCCTGGAATAGTTTCAACTAGTTCTTTTAATGCAACTGGTTCATCATACTCAGGTGGTACAGGTATTGTTTCAGGATCAACAGGAACAGGTGATTCAGTAACAGCTTCAATTGATTTTGATACTACAGCATCATTTACTTCCATTACAGTTACTGGCCAATCTGGTGATATCGTAAATGGAGAAACTATTACCTTTACTTCTCAATCATTAGGAGCTACAGAAGATGGTGGTACAGATTTAACAATTAGCATTCTTGATGATTTAGCTATTGTATCTAAACCTGTATTATCCTCAATTACAGTTTCGGGATCTACTAGTGGGTATGAAATTGGAGATACTTTAACCATTAGCACAGGTTCACTTAATGGGTTTGCTTCTGGTTCTTTAGTAGAAATTGATTCTGGAACTAACCAAACCGGTATTGTGTTTACTTTAGTTGGTGATGATCTTGAAGATCAAGCTATTGCCTTTACTTTAGAAACCCTAAATAGAGGAGAAATCATGAACAGCTACTCTACTCAGGACCGTTCAGGTTCATTAGAAAGTGGTTCAATTGATAACGTAAGATGGGAAATAGTTAACTCAAATACTTCATCAGGTACCTTTAACTTATTAGTTAGAAGAGGTGATGATAATAGTAAAGTTAAAAATGTACTAGAGACTTGGACTAACTTATCATTAGATCCTAAAGCCTCTAATTACATTTCAGCTGTAATTGGAGATCAAAAACAAGTTTACAACTCAACAGAAAATTATATTGAAATTACTGGAGACTACCCTAATGCTTCAAGATACATTAGAGTTAAAAATGTAAGAACTCCAACCCCTGATTACTTTGATAACACGGGGGTTGCAAAATCAGGATATACTGGTTCAATCCCTGTAGTTTCAAGCGGTTCATTTACTGGAGCCACAGGTACTGATATTGTTGCAGGTGCTAAATACTACAACCAAATTGGATCAAATACTCAAGGTTTAGTTGCAGCTTCTTATACTAATATGATTAGTTTGTTAGCTAACCAAGATGACTACAGATACAATGTTATCAGTGCTCCTGGATTAATTGATGGTACTCACACAAGTGCAGTAACTTCTATTATTAGTAACACAGGAACAAGAGGTGATAGTATTTTTGTTGTAGATTCTGCAACTTACGGATCATCAATTCAAACAGTTGAATCTCAGGCTCAAAGCAGAGATACATCATACGCAGCTACTTACTGGCCTTGGGTACAAGTACAAGACCCAGATTCAGGTAAAAATGTATGGGTACCAGCTTCTACGTTAATTCCTGGAGTATATGCGTTTACTGACAATGCTTCTGCCCCTTGGTTCGCTCCGGCGGGTGTAAACAGAGGTGGTTTAGGACAAGTTATAAGAGCAGAAAGAAAACTTTCTCAAGCAAATAGAGACTCTTTATACGATGCTAAAGTTAACCCAATTGCTTCATTCCCAGGAACTGGAGTTGTAGTATATGGTCAGAAAACATTACAAACTAAATCAAGCGCTTTAGATAGAGTAAATGTTAGAAGATTATTAATTAATTTAAAATCTTACATTTCTCAAGTTTCTCAAAACTTAGTATTTGAACAAAACACGAGATCTACAAGAGCTCAATTCTTAAATGCAGTTAATCCTTACTTAGAAAGTGTTCAATCAAGACAAGGTTTATACGCGTTTAGAGTAATTATGGATGATAGCAATAACACACCTGATGTAATTGATAGAAATGAATTAATTGGTCAGATTTTCGTTCAACCTACGAAAACAGCTGAATACATTTACCTAGACTTTATTGTTCAACCAACAGGAGCTACTTTCCCAGCGTAAGAGTTTAAAAACTGAATATTTATAACGGAATAAAACACAGAGCAAAATGGCAATATTAGACGTAGACGATATTTTCTTCACCCCGTTCGAACCAAAAGTAGCGAACAGATTTTACATGGAGGTAAATGGTATTCCTTCATTCATGATTAAAGGAATCTCTGCTGTAGGGTTTGAAGCAGGAGAAATTAAATTAAACCACATTAATGTTTACCGTAAAATCAAAGGTAGAGTAACGTGGAATGATTTAACAATGACATTATATGATCCGATTACTCCTTCAGGTGCCCAAGCTGTTATCGAATGGCTTCGTCTACACCACGAATCAGTTACTGGCCGCGATGGTTACTCTGATTTCTATAAAAAAGATATCCAAATTGGTGTGTTAGGTCCTGTAGGTGATGTAGTTTCTCAATGGGCTATCAAAGGTGCATTTATTAAAAACGCTAACTTTGGTGAGTATAACTGGGATACTGATGCTGCTGCTGTAAACATTACAGTAACGTTGGGAATGGATTACTGTGTATTAAATTACTAATTAATTAGGTTAGTTAGTTTATTAAATAGATAATTTCGCGATTATTTTTAAAGTGAGCTTGGCTTCGGTCAAGCTCCTTTTTATCTTGATATTTATACTCGATATAAAGTTATAAATTAAATAAAAGATATGGCTGAATTAAAATTCCCAACAGAGGTTATTGAATTACCATCAAAAGGTTTTTTCTATCCTGAAGGTCATCCACTTAAAGACGGTAAAGTTGAGCTTAAGTACATGACTGCAAAAGAAGAAGATATTCTTTCTAACAACTCTTACATCACTGAGGGTATCGTTATGGATAAGCTTCTAGAATCAATGATTGTTTCTCCAAAATTTGATCAAAGAGATTTACTAGTAGGAGATAAAAATGCAATTCTAATTGCTGCTCGTATTTTAGGTTTTGGTCCTAAATACCAAGTTCAAATGGGTGGTAAAGTTGAAACAATTGATTTAAGTACTTTAGATGCTAAACCTTTAAATGTAGAAGGTTTAACTGAAGGTAAAAATGAATTTAACTTTGTTTTACCTAAAAGTCAAAACAAAATTACATTTAAATTATTGACAGGTCATGATGAAGAGGCTATTGAAAAAGAACTTGAATCACTTAAAAAAATCACAGAAAACCCAGGTGAAATTAGTACTCGTTTAAAACATTTAATTGTTGCAGTTGAAGATAAAACAGACGATGCTTCTATTCGTGAATTCGTAGATAACTATCTACTCGCTATGGATTCAAGAGCACTTAGAGATTATTATAAACAAGTAATGCCTGATGTAGATATGTCCTTGAGAGGTGAGGACGGTCGATTTCGTAGCATTCCCATTGGACTTAGCTTTTTTTGGCCTGAGTTCGAAGATAGCATCTAAGTATAGAAAGAATTTATACAAAGAAATACATGAGATAGTATTTCATGGTAAAGGTGGTTACGATTGGGCTACGGTCCAATCTATGCCTATTTGGGTTAGAAAGTTTGTCTTTGAAGAAATGAGACAGTTTTATGAAGAACAAAACAAAGAACAAACTTCAGATTCAACCACAAACGTAATTAATTCTGATGGAACTGTAAATAAACCTGCTTTCGCAGAAGCTAGTAAGGCATATAAAGCTGGTAAAAGAGCCCCAAAGTATAAATAAACTTGGGGCTCTCAATATTTATAACATATAGATATTTTATATGGCATTAGACGAATTAAGAAAAGAAATTGAGAAGTTAAGAGCTCAGTATGCTGCTTTAACTGGTAAGCCTGCTGCTTTATTTGATGTTAATAACATTGAACAAGCTAATGCTGCAATCCAATCTCTTGAAGATGGTATAGATGTTGCTCAAAGAAAAGCTGCTGATCTTGAAAGGGGCTTTGGTGGGGTTTATGAACAACTTAAAGCTATTACCGGAGAATTAGGTAAAGAAGCTAGTGCTGCTGATAAAGTAACCAGAGCTTATAAAGGATCTAAAAATATAGCTGAAAAACTTAAGTTTGATCAACAAGGTATTTATGATCTTACTAGAAAAGATCTTGAAAGTAATGAAAAAAGACTTAAAACCTTATTAGCCCAAGCTACAGCAGAGGCTCAAAATGTTAAACATTCTGACCATTTAGTAAAACTAGGTGAGAAAGAATTTGAAGAAAGATTAAAAATAGTTAAGGCCGCTGGAGAATTAACAGAAGCAGAAGAAGCTATACTCAGAGCTCAAAGAGCAGGATTCCCAGTCCTAAATGAATTAATTAAAAAAAATAAAGAAAGATTAGAATTAGAAGAAAAAATCGAAGATTCTTTAGGTCTTTCAGGAGCACTTACTAAAGCATTAAGCAAAATCCCAGGCATAGGAGATGCAGCTTCTAAATCTTTTAATAATGTATCTAAAAGAGTTAGAGAAATTGAAAAAGATACAGGTAAAATTCCTACTAGACTTCAAACTATGGGGATGTTTGCCAAAGAGTTTGGCAAAAATTTAAGTAAAGCTATCTCAGATCCTCTTACTATATTTTTAGCCTTAGGTAAAGCTATACTAGAAGTAGACAAGGGTCTTACTAAAATGCAAAAAACTTTAGCTATCTCTAGAGAGGAAGCTATTGAATTAGAAAATAGACTTGAAAGAGCTGCTTACCAGACTGGACAAAATGCCATTAATTCACTTGATACAAAAAAGGCTTTTTTTGAAATAAATAATCTATTAGGAGGTATTGGAAAGGCAAATGAAGATAATCTTCAAATCCAAGCTAGGCTTACTAAACTAGTAGGAGTTCAAAAAGAAAGTGCTGCTCAATTACAATATTTTTCTGAAGCTCTTGGTAAAGATTTTGCCCAACAATACAAATCCTCAGTAAGTATTACCCATGAAGTAAGTAGACAGTATGGGTTCCAATTAGATAATAAAAAAGTTTTAGAGACAGTTGGTAAAGCTAGTGCATATAATTTAGTTCAATTTAAAGGTTCAACTGATGCCTTAACTGAAGCTGTAGCAAAGGCCCAAGCTTTAGGAACTTCATTAGAAACTGTAAATAAAGTAGCAAGCAGTCTTCTTCAATTTGAATCCTCCATTTCAGCAGAATTAGAAGCTGAATTATTAACAGGTAAACAAATTAATTTAGAAAGAGCTAGATATTATGCTCTCACCAATAATCTTACAGGATTAATGGATGAGCTTAATGACCAAATGGGAGATTTTAGTGATTTCCAAGAGATGAATGTTATTCAACAACAAGCTTTCGCCCAAGCTTTAGGAATGAGTGTAGGTGAATTAAGTGATATGTTGATTAAACAAGAATATCTAGATGAAAATGGCAAGCAAATTAAAAAAACTTCTGATGAAGACCTTCAAGCCAGAATTGAAAAATTATCTTTACAAGAACAGTTTAATGCTACTATGGAAAAACTTAAACTATTACTAGTAGATATAGTTAATGGTCCATTAGGGAAATTTGCTGAATCTATAACTAATATCTTAGATAACACTACAGCTTTATATGGGTTATTAGGAGCTATAGCAGGAGTTCAAATAGCAAAAATGATTTTAGGGTTACAAAGAGCGTTAGTATTAAACAACCTTAATAAAGCAGCTCAGGCACAATCTGCAATTGCTGCTGGTGCTGAAAATGCCTTTAAAACTACATCAACAATTCCTTATGTTGGTTTTGCTATTGCTGCGGGTTTAGCAGCTACTGTTGCTGGTCTTATTATAGGTTCAATGCAAAAAGCACCAAAAGCACAATTTGGTGCCGAAGTAATAGGGGGTGGTAGTGTAATGGTAGGTGAAGTTGGCCCCGAGATTGTAAATTTACCAGCAGGGGCAAAAGTAAACCCATTACCTGTTAGAGAAAGAAGAGATTTACAACCACAACAAACAACAGTTCAAAACGATAATAAAGAAATGCTACAAGCACTCACTAATATGAATCAAAGAATGGTAGAACAACAAAGAGCTATGAGTAACATGCGTATTGTATTATCTACTAATGCTGTTGAAGCAGGTTTGGTTCAAAATACTGCTAAAATTCAATAATTTATAATATTTATACCCGTAATTAATTAAAAACCTATACAATGGCTGGAATATTAGATAAACTTACAAATGGAGATTCTAATCTAACGTATTATGATGGACTTACTCCTGCTAAATTATTAAATGCTGATAAATCTACTGCTAATGCTTCAAGACTTCATTATACACCTGCTACAGATGGTTACTCTCTAGACGGAAACCCAGCAGCTGTAGGTGGAAATGCTAAACAAGACTACATTAGAATGGATTCACCTTTAAAAACTACTACGTTTTTAGACCCAGGTGTTACAAACCCTTCTATTTTAGACAACCAACCAGGAGCTTTCTATGCTAATGGTGAAAAATTAGCTGGTAGATATTCTCAAACAGCTCCTGAAGGAAGAGGAGGATACGTAGACGATAACCCTTAATTTCTAAAACCCTATGGGATTATTTGATAAGCTTGTAACAGATAATTCCAGGTTTAGGACTTTAAAGTACTCGGAATTTGATACCGAACTCCTAGTTGAAACCCCTTTACCTGGTGTAACAGAAGAACTTAACTACCTTGATTTACCAGGTGGTGATGGTCCTACTGTTGATTTTATTAGAGGGGGATTAGGTAATATAGCATCCCGAAAAAATGATGTAACAAGAATTACTAAATTTTTTGGAACTCCTCAAGGTATCCTATTTACAGCTAAGCAAGAGGCTTTATCTAATTTAGGAGTTAGAACCCAAGCAGGTGGAACCCTAAATGAAGGTTTATATTTACCTACTTCAACAATAGCCCAAGTAGGAGTTATGGGTACCGGTATCTTTTTAAACAAGCAAGGTATTGAAGTTACTGAGTTAGGTGTTAATGAAAACGGTAGTGGTGGAGCAAGACCTACTTATTTTAGTCTTGCAAATAGGGATTTTATTAGTTCTGAAGATTCAAATAGGTTAATTTTACTAAAAAATAAAGTTTTTGATGTAAATTATTCCTACAATCCTAATACAACAGTTTCTAATGATCCTGATAATCTATTAACTTATAGAGGAGGTCCAAATAATGCTGGGGGTATTGGAATAAGTAACATTCCTTATTTAAATGATCAACGTACGGGCCTTTTAAATCCTTACTTTGATAATAATAGTTTACTAATTGATAATGGAGTTTTAACAGCTGAAGGATTACCTCCTTTAATGAACCCAGATTCACCTTTAGTCCAATCAAATAAAAGAAAAACCAATTATTTTCAAACGGGGTTACAAGAT